CCGACGTAAAACCCTTCCCCCATGACGGCGTTCTCGGTGCCGAACTTCTTGGCCCCATAGGCCGCCGCCATGTTCCGGCGTTCACGCGGGAGGACGATGTCGTTTTCCATTTTTTCCTCCTCCTCCACGCGCTTTACGCACTCGGCGCACATGCCATGAGTGATCCCGGTTTCTGCCGCCGGTTTCGTCCCCATGTCCTTGCCGCACCAGGCGCAAACGCGCTTGAGGTCGTTGTCCATTATTGAACCGACCGGTCACCGTTGCCGAACACGATGGTGTAAACCACCACGCTCTGCTCGGTGTCCCCTTCTGCGTTCGTCTTCGCCTCGGGCTGTTTCTTGAACACGCCCCCGGCGCACTGATAGACGACCGTGTTGAGGTTCCCCTGCCCGTCTCCGACCCGCTTGGCGAACGATCCTGTCGCCAAGATGAATCGGGAGAAGTCGGATTTCTGCTCCTGTAAACGGCTGTTCAGAAACTTGTCGTCGTCGGAGCCCAACAACACCCGGAGGGAGAGTTCCACCTGCCGCCCGCTTTCGTTGAGGGCGTAAATCACGTTCCCGTTCTTCGACGACTTCGCGGCGGCGATGTCGTTGGGAAACGTGAGTGCGCCCGAGTCACCGTCCGCGAGGTCGGTGATGTTCCGGCCGTCGATCTGGATGGCGTCTTTTCCCGTGAGAGATACAGAGCCCATTTTATTTTCCTCCTCGCGTTAAGCGTTGATGTTGACGATGATGCTCCCGCTGTGGATCGCGCCTTGTTCCTTGACGGCGATTTGCACGACGGGGGCCTGCCGGGCCTCGCGGTCCGCCTGGGCCTGTTGCGAAACGGGCAACGAGTAAACGTAATACCCGTAGTCCTTGATGTTCCGAATGAGGTCCGCCGGATTTCCGAAGACCGTTGCCGACGTCCACGTGCCCCGCCCGATGGAGCCGTTGGCGGCCGCCTGGGCGCACACGGCGCGAAGGACGGCCTTGAACCCTTCCATGCCTTCCTCGGTCTGCGGCACCTTCGTGGTCGTCTGCGCCAGGTAATTGAACCCGGCGGTCTGCAAGGCGAACTTCAACCAGAACGCGTTGTAAATCTGGTCGAAGAACTTGTTCCCCCCGCTCGTGAACAGGCCCGGCTTCCCGGCGATGGACGTGTAGACGTCCACGCCCGCGGCCTTGGCCGCCTCAAGGGCGGTCTGGTCAATCGTTTGATCCGGGGAGAATCCCGACAAGGTCTTGAGGTGCATGGTCTGGGCGGTGTTGACCCCGGAGAAGTTGGTGGACAGTGCCCGGCCCGCATAGGCCGCCGCGAACTTCTGGGTGTCGATGGCGGTTGCGGTGTAGTGGTACAGGCACCGGGTATGCGTCTTGGACGCCGTGCGGATGTCGTCCAACATTCCGCCGGACGCGAAGTCCGACGAAGTCCGGGAGGCGTAGAACAACACCTTGTCGATGGTTTGGACGTAAGCGGAAAGGGCAACCAAATCCCCATCGCTCAAGATGGAGTCCACGAGGACGCCGAAGTAATAAACCGAGTTCAACGTCCGAACGATGGCCGCTTGGAACGTCTCGTTCGACGCGTCGAGTCCGCCGGTCAACGGCGTCTCGGCCTGGGCGTCCTGGGCGTCCGTCTCATGACCGGCCACGAGGGCGACGGACACGAGCGCGGCGGCCGCCGGGGTTGCGTCGATGGCCGCCTTGATCTCGGCGGCGATGGAGTCACCGTCCGCGATTTCAACTTCGATGTCGGACCCGACCACGGTCACGGCTTCCGCCCCCTTGGTGCCGCCGGAGACGTATGTGATCGTGATGGAGTTGCCGCCCACGCCGGGGGTGACCGCCGAGTAAACGAGGTCTTGAATCGTGGCCCCGGCCGACACCGCAATCGTGGGGAGAGCCGGGACGACCACGAGGTAACCGTTGGTCGTCAGGACGTTGGGCTGTTGCGCGAAGAACGATTCCGCGATTTTGTAGACCGGCGAGGACGATCCCCAGTCGGTCAAAACCTCGGACGCGTTCTTGTAAACCTTGAATGCCAGGGAACCCCAGCCTCCGGGCTTCGTTTCGCGCGTGAGGAGCGCGGCCGTGTTGATGTTCGGCAAGCCCAGTCCGGCGGCGGCGGTGAGAATCGAAACGTCGATGACGTTTGCCAGGTCAAGCGTTTGTTCATCCATTTGAGTGAACCTCCGTTTCGGCGAATTTATCGTAGTATTCCGCCGTCTTCACCTTCGTCCGAATGGACTTGATGACGATGGTGGTGGTGAATCTGTTCAGAATCTTCGTTTCTTCCAGCATTGAAGCGTTCACGAACCCCGTGGGAATCCGGGCGATTTGGAACTGATAATCCGCCTGGGCCCTCAAACAAACCTGCGAGGCCAACGCCATGAGGATTTCTTCTTTCCGTATCCGGGCTTCCGAGTTGAAGCTCATGACGTCGATCTGCACAAGTTCATCGACGACGATCTGCCGGACTTCCTCGGCGTCTCCAACGATGGGACGCAAGAAATTGTTGTTGCCGACGACCTTGACGCTCATGGTCCCGATGGCGACATAAAGCCCCTCGTCGGGGGGGATGGGCCATTTCTCGTTGGTGAGGACGATGTGGGCGTCGTCGAGTTCCAGTTCGTCTTGAATCACGTCCGCAAGGACTTTGACGGGCTCGCGCCAACTCACGTTGGTTTCTCCGTCACTTCATATTCGACGTATCCACCGGAGCGCCAGTCCGAACGATCCTGCACTTGGAACGTCTTGCCTTCCGGGTCGGTCACGATGTCGCCGTTCTGCAAATTCCCGGTCGTCCAAAGCCTCCACCATTTCCAGTTACGCATACCCTCGGGCTTGAGTGCCAACCGTTGGGGCGTCAACGGCTCCATGACTCCGTCGATGGTCCGGGCCGTGGCAAGGACTTGTTCCACCTCGTGATCCACGATGGTCGGCGTGACCACCTGGTAAACCACGGGATTTGTCCATCCCCAAAAGGCTTCCGACACGTCCGGGAACATTACGTCCTCCTCTCAACCTTCGATGCGATTGACCGCCGGAGTTCCCCCCGGTCGATCAAGGGGGAAGACGAACCCTTGCGTCGGATCGTGGACAACGCGTTCCCCACCCACGACCCAAATCCGGACGACTCAAAAGCGGTCTGGATGGCCCGCTCGGCCGCGATGCCCAAACCTTTGATGACTCCGATGATGTCGCCCTGCGCCAGTTTCATCAGGGCGCCCTCGGATGCCTCGGACACGATCTCGTCGGATTTTTGGAACAGGGGAACACGGAGGAAAGAGCGGGGCGGGATTTTGCGGGACACCGATCCGAACTCATGGATCGCGCCCACCTCCGCGTTGGTCAAAACGCCCTTCTGCCGCTTCGTCTTGTTTCCGAAAATGCCGACCTTCACGAACGACTTGGTGCTGATCCCCTTGACGAAATTATTGAGCCCGTCGAAGTTGAACCGCACCACCCTAGACTGCACGCCCCACTCCGGTGTCGTTCGATCCTTCCAGCACGGCCAAGTTTCCGACGAGCCGGGGCGTCACGAGTTGGAGATATTTCTGCCCGTAGTCCGTTCGCATGAACTGGGAAAGCACTTTGCTTTCCGTGACGAACGCGGGAACGGCGAACCCAACCGACACGCTCCCGACGCTCTTGGTCTGCACAACGCCGCCGCCGTGGGAGTTGACCCCCCGCCCCATGTTCTGGGCGGAAAGGCCCCCCGCCGCCTGCACGTTCAAAACGAGACAGTGGGCCGCCGCAAGAAGAAAGGCGACTTTCTGTTCGGCCAGGTCGTCCCAAAGGTCCGGGTTAAAGACCAGGACGGCCTCCGTCAAGGCGATGTTCACGTCCGGGTCCATCACTTTGTCCGGCGTGGAGCCGAACACGAAGTCCCGAATGAACCGCGTCTTGAACTCGTCGATCGTGACAGGCGGCGGGGTCATTTCCAAATCTCCCGCGTTACTTCTTCCCTTTGCCCTTGTCCTCGTCCAGGAGCGCCTTCATCTCGGCGTTTTCGGCCTTGAGTTTGGCGTTCTCCGCTTGGAGGTCAAGGAGCGTCGGGTTCTTCACGAACTTGCTGGCGTCCATGAGGTCACGGTAGTGGAGGAGCTTTTTCGCTTCCCCCGCCGGAACCTCCAACACTTGCCCAGCGGCCAGGAGGCCCACCGACGTGCGGTAGGCGCCGGCCCCTCGGTTCATGATGGACACCATGGGCTCTTTCTTTTCAGCCGGAGCCGCGGCCTTTTTTTCGTCACTCATTTCCGTGTCCCCCTTGGACTACGAGTGGTCGTAATACATGACCTCGCGGGGACGGTACACGATGGTGCCAGTGAACTGGCCCGCGCCAACGCCCTGCCACTGGAAGTTGTTGCTGGTTCCGGCCGGGGTCAGGGTGAAATCGACCGGCAAGTCCATCGCCAACGTCTCCGGGTCCTTTTTGTAAAGGACGTATCGGTTGGTTCCCGGCGTGGAAACGTAACCGGCGTTCTTCGCGGCCTGCGAATACGCCAACCCGCGAATCTGGAAGTTGGCGTTTCCGGTGATCTCGGCGAACGCTTTCCGCAAGTACTCCGCCTTGGAAATCATCGGGAACGACGCGGACACCGGGGTCGCCATGCCCAAGAAGTCGTCCAGGGGCATGATGAAGGTGTCGGGCATTTCCGTGAAGTTGGAGTTCTCGGCGTAGACGCCAAGGATCGACGCGACGAAGGTGGAGAAATCGTCCGCGCTCATGGCGCTGATGTTCTCCAAAATGGTCGTGGTGTCCACGGTCACTTCGGAGTTCGTCAGGAGGCCCGGCACGTCGGACAACATGCCCTTGAGTCCCAAGAATGCGATGGCTTGGAGTCCCAAGTCCCACTGCCGCTTGAGGGCGGACATTTTGCCCGAGACGACGTCCCAGTTGTTGGCCGCGAGGGCTTTCTGGACTTCGGGCACGGTGTACATGTAGCCCTTCGCCCACGTCATGATCTTCGCGGTCTTCGGGGACGTTCCGACGTCCACGTGCGCCAACTGCGAAGGCCCGGATGCGAGGGAAATCAAACCCTGCTCGAAAGGCCCGGCGACGTCATAGACGGCGTTCGTCTTGATTTCCTCCATCCAAACTCCGGTGCCCGGAATGACCGGGACGAAGTCCGCGATGGGAACCTTGTAAAACTTCTGTTCCAACACCTTCGCGCGAATCTGCGTGGTGGTCTGGATGGTGTACTGGTAGCCGAGGCCAGTGGAGTCCAGGTCTCCGTTGGAGTTCAGCACGGACATGCCGGGAACCCAAAGCTTTTTCCCGTCATCGTTGCGGACCTCCCGGCCCAACAGGCTGTTCTTTTTGTGGATCATTTTATTTCTCCTTTGGTCCAGGATCGTCCGGTTAGGACGCGGCCGAGACGGGCGTGGTGATGATGACGCGAAACAGTTGACCCGCCGTGCCAGGGTCCAGGGCGATGCCGCGGACTTTGGCCGAGGTCACGTTCTGCACGGACCCGTCGGCGTTTTGTTCAAGACGCGCGCCGGGGGCGATGGTCTCCTTGGCGAGCATCCACATCACGGGGCCGCCGTGGAAAGCCACGGACACGGGGTCACCCGCGACCGGCTGGCTTTTCTTCACGTCGTACGCCACGTGACCCAGGGCAACGTCGGACGCGGCGGCCGCAACGAACAACGGCACGTTTCCGGTGTTGGCCGAGTCCAGCTTAACCGGCTGGCCGGGGGACAAAGCGGTCGCCTGGTTGGCGCTCACCTCTCCGGTGATAACCCCGCTCTTGCTGATTTGAAGGTCCAACTGTCCCGCGATGGGGACCTGGTTGAACTGGTTCAGGTTGATGGTCATGATTTAATCTCCTTTCCGTCGTGTGTGTTTCTTCTACTGCGCCGAGCCGTATTTGCGGGCGCCTTCGGCGGCCAGCTCACGACGGCTCACGAGGTTGGGTTGTGCAACAGGCCCCCGACGCAAAGCGGCGTTCTTCAAATCCTCGTTCACCTTGGAGTTCTGCCGCTCTTTTTCTTCTTTCTCCTTGGCGTCCTTCTCGGACTTCTCTTTTTCCTCGGCGTTCTTGCGTTCATCGTCTTCCTTCTTTTTCTTCTCCGCGTCTTCCGCGTTTTTGCGTTCTTCCTCGTCCTTCTTCTTCTTGGCCTCGTCCTCCGCGTTCTTCCGCTCGGACTCTTCCTTGGCGGCCTTTTCTTTCTCGGCCTTCTTTTTTTCTTCTTCCTCGGCGGCGTTCTTCCGGGACTTCATGTTCCGGTAGGAGTCGCAAAGGTTCTTGACGGTGGTTTCTTTCCCGTCGATTTCCATGAGGGTGTCGTCGGTGATGCCGGGCTTGGACGCTCCCAACTCGGCGGCCTTCGCCTTCTCGGCTTCCTCGGCCTTGTAGACCGCGATGAGTTCCTTGAGGGGGACGGGCGTCCCGTCGATGGTGACGGTCTGGTTCTCGTCAACCTCCCCGGCGTTTTTCACTTCCTTGCCGTCCTTGCCTTTGAACCAACTGAAGAATTTCAGCATACCCGTATCCTCCTTGGAATTGTAGATGATGCGTGCCCCCTCATATCGGGGGTTCCGAACAACGGCGAGGTGCGTGTATTCACCGTTGACGATCTCCTGCGTGTAAGGGACGTTGTTGTGCTGGCCGCCTTCGGACTTCGTTTCCGTCACGGTATAGGCGCACGAGACGGAATAGGCGTTGTCCTCGATGTTCCGTTGGGTGCCCTCGTCCCACACGAGCATTTCGGCCCAGTACCATCCGTCGGCGTCGAACCACGTCCGGGTCACGATCCCGTCGGCCAATCCTTGGTCGTAGACGGCCGGGTCAACTTCTTTGTGGTTCTCGTTGATGACGGGGCGGCCGATGAACGACGGCGCCATTCGGTCGAGGGCTTCCTTGCGAACGAGGACGGTGCCGTAATCGGCATAGGCGACGAGGCCCGGCTCGATGAATCGGCAACGGTAGGATTTCGGCCACGACGTGGTGGAGTTGCACAAACCACGGCGATTGAATGCCAACTCGGCGACCGCCGCACGCTGTTGTTCGTCGGTAAATTGCGAACGCATGGAATCATCGTTCACGAAGCGAACGACGAAATCATGTTTGTTTTCTCCGGCGTGTGGTTTCAGAAAAGACATAGGCGGTCGTTCTCCTCTCTTTAAGCGTAGCCGGTTTCCGGCTTCTTGACAAGTATCGGGATGTCCACGCACCGGCAATTAAAGTCCTCTCCGGGGTTCCCGCGCCGTCCGGTCGAGTCGTCAACGATGGGCGGCGAGGCGTACGGAAAAACTTTCCCGTCGAGGTGTTTGTGACGGTCTCGGACGCGTTCGTCGTGGGACGTTGACCACTTGTAATGCGTGACGCCCGCCTCCCCGTAACGCTCCCGCCGGAACTTCGACATGAACAACGCGGTCTCTTGCCGGGCCAAGAATGTCGCCTTCGTCTGCGCGACGGAATATCGGTTTTGAATCCCGCCGATGAGGGCGGCGAAGCGATAACCCGTCCCCGCGTTGCGCTCCACGATCTCCCGGAGTTGTTGGATTTGCTCGGAAGAAAACTTCCGAATCCACAACCCCATGTTCTTGGAGTAGTCCTGCGCCAGACGTTCCCGCGCGTCCTCGGACAACGTGGGAAGGAGTTCCAACTCGCGGGCCACTTCTTTGAATCCCTCGTTCACCGCTCCCACCGTCCGGCCAGCGTCCACCGGATAAGCGTCCACGGCCTTGTCGATGTCCCTGTCCATTTCGTCCAGGCGCTTCAACAGAACCCGGTGGACTTCCTTCGCTTTCTCTTGGAACACCGCCGCGTCGGCCAGCACCCACGAGGGGGCAAGGGCCGGGTCCAAACGATAAACGCCGGCCCGCCGGTCGAACACCGCACCGATGGACCGGAGTCCGCGACTGATGGCCGCGCTGAACTGCCCGGTGAACACCCCTTCCCGATATTGAACGCCCCCCGTTTGGAGGGCGTGGCGGAACGGTGAATCGTCCGCGTTTTGAATCTGCTTGGCGGCCCCGGGCGCCCCCGCCTTGATGATCTCCATGACCGGCGCGAAAACTATCCGGTGAAAAATCTTCACCAGTTGCCGGTGGATGTCCTCGTAAGGGATGCGCCTGTCGGGCTTCACGGATGCGGAAGTTGGGGCATTCCGTTCGCCGGGACTTTGAGAATGGCCGAGGCGATTTGTTTCTGCCGGAACTCCAACAGGGACACCTTCGCCATTTCCAGAAGGCCCAGGCAAAGGATGGCGTCGGTCAACGGGCCACCGATGGACACCTGCCCCGTCTTCGGGTCCAGCGTGATCTTGATTTCCACCAACTGAACTTCTTTTTTCTCGTCACTCATTTTTGTCGTCCCCCTTCGATTTGTCGTCACCTTTGTCACCCGCCGGGAATCCCCCTCCCGGCTCCTGCCCCGGCACCACCGGCGGCGTGGGCTCCATGCCTTGAGCCACCGCCGTGTCGCCGGAAATAAGTTTTTCCTTCTCCAACGCCTGGGCCGTCTCCTGCGGGGACAACATGCCCTTGTCGTAGTTTTGGAGGATGCGGTTCTGCTTGGAGGTCTTGACGGTCTCCTCCTCCACCGACGACATAATCCGCAATGGCTTGAAATCGAACGCGATGTCGAACGGTTGGCCGAACTTGACCACGGACAGGAGGTTCAAGATTTTGCGGATGGGCCGCCGCATTCGTTGACGGACTTCCGATTCCACCATGGCGTTGTAGTTCTCGATGTCGTCTTCCCCGGAGTTGAATCCGGAGGCGGACAGGCCGAACAACTTGGTCATGGGGATGCGAAGGGCGGACGCGATGCCCACCCGGTTTTCCTTCATGACCTCGGCGAGGCCGGAGAAGGTGAGTTGTTTCTGCTCGTACTTGTCCTCGGCGTCCATCACGATCGCCTTGTTGAAATTCTTGATCTGGTTGACGGTCTCCATGCGCCGCTTCATGCCCGCCGTCCCTGCCGCCGAAATCAGTTGGTCGGAAAAACCCTTCATGGAGTAGACGTCGATCTTGGCTTCCTCCAACAATTCGTAGAGGACGTTTTTCGTGCGGATGTAGCAATTGAAGTCCTCCACCATCCGCTCCACTTCGGACATGCCCCACCCCTGCAACTGCCAGCGCACGACGTACGGCGCGGCCTTGCCGCTGATGGTGAGGACGCGGGAACGGTGGAGACGCTTCCCGTAGAACGAGTAGTACTCGCTGTCCACCGGGACGCCGAAGCCGAGCATGTCCCAAGGGACTTTCGGGTTCATGCCGGGGAGTTGAAGCTCCCAACGGTTGGCCGCGTAAAACTCGATGGAGGTCAGGCCCTTGAGGCTCAACGGCTCGGCCGGGTCTTGGTTGGTGTTCACGATGAGGGCGCCGCCGCCGTAGAGGCGGGTCCAGTTCATGGCCTCGCCCAACGTGTCGAGGGCCCCGGTGTCCTCGATGATGTCCTGCAAATCCTTGATGTCGTCGTGGGACAGTTCCCCGCTCGTGATGTCGATGCCGCCCCGGAGGGCGTCCAGCACGGGCATGTCGATGGCGGTTTGGATGATCCCGTGGGTCTTGTAGAAATACGTGAGGACGCCCCAGTTCAACGTGAGGGGGGCGTAAATGTTGTTCTGGATGATGGGATTGAAGCTCGTGAGGTTGGACTGGATGGACGCCGAATCCACGAGGCCGGAAATGCTGTTGAACGCCTGTTGATGAACCAAGTCCAGCCGCCCCTTCATGACGGAGTTATGATTTTTCAGTCGGCTGTTTTCCATTCGCAAAGCGCGGACGCTTTTCATATCAAGAAACCTCCCGGGTCACGTCGGCCACCACCTGCAAGACGCCCTCCGTCCGCGTGATGATGTGCCCCGCCGAGTCCTTCAACTGGATGTCGTAAAACAAGGACTGCTCGGCGATGTCCTTGGATGCCGTCC